CATATGCAAAAGCCCTTAATTCAAAAAGTACTATATTATTTTGGGTATTAAACTCTGTGACTTTAAGTCTAAATGATTTGTATTTAATATAATTAAGAGATAACGTATATTCTGATAAAGATGGTGTATTTCTATCTGTAACTGATTCAACTGTTGTATAATCAGTTCCATTAGTTGAAACTTGAATTTCAAAATCTCTTATATTAGAACCTTCTATAAATGATATTTTACCTAAAAGTTGTTTTACATCAAAAGTATAAGTTATATAAATTGGATTTTGGTTATTAGTAAAATTAATTGGAGTTGAATCATTATCATCTACTGCAGGATCTTTACTTGCAGGAAAAGTAACATTACTATCATTTGATACATATGTAAGTGTTAGATTATTTGAATTTAATGTATGTTGATATGCCATTTTTAATATTCTGTTTCTTTACCATCAGTTAATTTTCGATAATACCTACTAGAAGCTCTTCCCTTAACCACATTTCCTAAAAGAGTTGATGATTTTCTTGCTATATATCCTGCTGGTTTTGTCTGTGTATATGGTTTTATAGGTGCTTGAGCAGCTTCTTGTGTTTCATTTAATATATAATCATCAATGTCTATTGTAGCATTGGTTGATTGTTGGGATACAACATTAGTAGTAATAAGATTTACTTCGAATGCTCGTATATATTCTATCATTATTCGTGTACTATCCTCAGGACTGCTTATACCTTGAATTTCAAAATATTTAACTTCTATAGGGATTTCAGGTTGGATCCATTCTCCACTATTCCAATCAGAGGGGGCACTTTGTATTGAATTTGCTGTACTAAAAGTTCCAATATACCCTCCAGTACTCCCTAATAATTCACTTCCACTTTCATCATAATATCTTACAGTTCCAATTGCTCCCGCAGAATAATACCATTTTAATTTTACTACACTTAAATATACAGGAGTAGGAAATGTATATCTAATGGTTATATTACCTTGATCATTTAAATTATTATCAGTTCCATCCGTAATTGTAGTATATAAATCATATTGATCATTTATTTTTTCTATATCTGTAATAACAAGTTGATTTGATTCTAATTGACTACTAATAGTAAAGTTATTATAATCTAATGGTATTTCTGTGTGGAAATCACTAAAGGTATCAGATATTGATAAAGATTGTGCAGCTGTAGTTTTAGTAGTAGCTTTTGGAGGGAGTGGGTAAATTACTGCTGAACCAGTTAAATTAAAAGATCGATTAGGTTCTATTTCTGAATTAATTGTATTATATGAACCTGGGGTCATAGTTTGATCATCATCAATTACAGGTAATTCTCTTGCAAATTTAGTTCTTTCTAAATAATGTGGTTCAATTAATAATCCTGTTTTTAAATTAGCTTTCATTGGAACCCATTGTTCTACTAATTTAAATAATGTATGGTCAATGTATTGAATTAATTTAATGTAATCCCAATAATTATATCGTCGTTCTACCTTTTTAAAGTAAATGTCTTTTATGTCTTTTAAATCTTCATATTCAGAAGCTGTTTGTTGATTAGGTAAAGGTGAACCAATGTAATCATCTAATCTAAATGCGCCTAATGTATAAATTATGTCTTCATTTAATTCATTTGTAGGTGAGAAAAATACTCCTAAATCTTCATAATCTGGTGGTTGGTTGTCTAATGTTGATGTTTCAGTTTTTCTTGTTGGTGATAACCAATCATCATCAATTGTACCAGTGTCTATTCTTGTTTTTTCACTTGTAGTTGAAATTCCTACTGTGTCAGGGGTTGGTGTGTAATGTTCTTCAACTACTTCTTCAAATGTTTGGGTAGTCATACTACTTGATATTTGAGGAATTGACTTTATAGATATATTATCGTAAGAAGAAGTTCCTCCTGCGATTAAGTTTTTATTAGCTCTAAAAAATATTTGTACATCATTATTACTTATTGCAGTATAATTTAAAACTGTTAATTGGTTAGGAGTTGAAAATATACTTCCAATACTTCCCCCACCCTCATGTTGAATAAAAATACTTCCTGTGTCCTCTTCTCTAGCAAATACTGAAAGTTGATATGAAGTCCCTTCAGTAGCAGAATGATCAAATCTTGCTCCCATATTAGATTTGTCTATATCTGATCTAGGGTTTGACTTTATAACTAATGTTTCATTTTCTATAGATGCTGAATTATAATTTCCAGTAGGATAATCATGAAGGGGACCAAATTGGTCATTACCAATAGCAGATCCTGTATCAGCTACACCTGTAAAAGTACCATTTTTAAATAATTCAGGTCCAAATTGACCATTTAAATAATCTATATTAGGATTAGGATGAAAACTACTACTATCTCTTTTATCATTACTTCCTAAAGGTAATCTTAAAACTAAATTTTCATATGATGATGAAACTGTGTTACCTGCATACATAAAAGGTTCGAGAGCATGTTTTTTTAAGGTTTCATGTGAAAGTAATTCGCCAAAATAATATCTTACTTCTTGAAGTGAACCTGAATAGCGTAAGTCAGTTACATTATTATCAGAACCTCCTCGAGGTAATCCTCCAATAAAACATAAATCTGCTCCTAAACGTTTTTCATTAGTACTATCTTTAAATTCTAACCCCCAAGCATCAGCAACCATGGTAGTAATACTTATTTCTGTACTTGAATCTGTCAGTCCTGAATTTTGTGTACTTGAAGTAACAAAATTAACATTTTTTAAATGATTTGCTTGATAAGCTCCAAATTTTATAGGAGTGAAAAAACCTCCAGGATCATTATTAGGATCTTCTACTTCTGTTCCTACAAATATATTCCAAAAATCACCATTATAAACTGGAAAATATTCTGAAACTGTTGGGGTAAGATCAAAACCATCACCATTCTCCATAATATATTTTAATCTTCCATATTGGTCTGAGTCTAATGAAGAAGATATATCTTTACCTGAGTATGATTCTAAAATTAAATGGTGGCGGGTATTTTGAGTACTTCCTGATAAACTAAATAAGTGGTAATTATTATCTGATCTATGGGGTTTAATTCTAAATTCAACTGTTTTAGCTGAAGCAGATAGAGGGGCTGTTAGAGATGAGGACCAAGGAGTTTTTATAAAATAGCCATTTGTACCTGAGTCACCTTTTAAAGCTAATCCTCCTTTATCATTTGTGAATGTTTTGTATGTTGTTCTATCTGACGTAGAACCGCCATATTCTTTGACATTAAGTATAGTAGAAGGAATACCATAACAGCTCATGAGTGCTCTAAGACCGCGTTCAGTACCTTTGGTTTTTAATAAGTATGGTGCATTATGATATAAACGTTTCCATATATTTTTAGTAATGTCACTTTTAGGAATTGAACCAACTGAAGCAGTTATTAAAGATTGTGATTGAGGTGTGTCATAATAAACACTACCAGATGCTCCTTCACCTAAAATATACTCAATTAAATTTGAATTTTCAAATTGATCAAATGTTTCTAAACCTAAACTTTTTAAAGAAAAATAAACTAATTCTTTAGAAATACCTCTTGTATGATGTGCATCATTAACTTCGGTTAAATGTTTTATATGAACCCAAATTTGATCAAAATGTTGACCTACCATATTTACAAATGAAGAATAAAATGAATTATCAGGATTATCCATTATATGATTAGGAACTAATCTTGTTAATGCATTTTCATTTTGTCTGTCAAATAAAGAAGCTGACAATAATTGTCCCCCATAATTAGGGGATGTGTCTATTTCACTTCCTAACCAAGTTTTAGATTCAGATGAAGATATAGAAAATAAATTATAAGGAGGTGTTGAATTTTGTTTTGGCCATGCAAATGTTCCTGAGGTATAATATAAGAATCTTTCATACCCATCAAAACCTTTAATAAGATTTTGTTTTTTCTTATTGATTTCTTCTTTATTTTCTAAAACATAAGGTGTAGTAGCTGTATCTCCTGTTATAGTATTTATATCTGCTGTTTGGGAATCATATAATTCTATAAGTTGTATTTTATATTCAAAATTTTTTAAACGTTCAGTTGCGCTACTAAAATGTGTAAAATTTTCAAAATGATAAACTTCTTCTAAAGGATCCCCTTCATTACTACCTGAAACTGTTCTGATAAAGTCATAAGATACATCTGGTACTTCCCTATTTTCTAAATGATTTAAAAGATTATGATAAGATGATGTTAAACTATAATCTAATATTTCATCATAATTTTTAAAACTTGATGGAACACTATTATTTAATCTAACATCTATTTTAAAATTAGGTCCTTGAAGTGGTATTCCTTCATCTTCAGTACTTTCTAATCCTAAATCTACATTTAAAACAATAGGATCTGTAATTTCTTCTACTATTCTACAGGTATCTGTAATCTTTACATCTAGGGGTAATGGATCTATTAACTTAATTAATATTTCGTGTTTATTGGAATTTTTATTTAATCCCATATTTACTCCTACAATATTAATATCATCATTAAAATTAAGAATAAAATCTTGTAAATAAGGTGTTGATTCTATTTCACTTATAAATCGAGAAACTTCCCTATCTAATGGAAAATTATTTATTTTAGGAGTAATTACTTTAAGTTCTCTTCTTGAGGGAGAAATTTCTTTTACAGAAAAAGGAGTAAAAGCTTGAATGTTTGAATTAGAAGTATTAAATAGTTTAAATCTTTGTATATTAAATACTAATTTATATTGTCCTATAGTGTATCCTTTAGTCCTTAAAACATTAATAGGATCCATATTTAATTCAGAAGATATAATTTCAGTACTACCTTCAGGAAATTTATATTGAGTAAAATTATAATCAGATGTCAATAATTGATTATCTTGATTATAAATGTGTAATTCAATATAATCTTCTGACCTACCATATTTTCTATCTATGATGCCTGAATTAATTGAATCTTCATTTAATTGAAGTCGTTCGTTAGTTGATATATCTATATTATTTACCGCCATTTTTTATATTTTATTAATATAGATTTCCACCTTCTCCTGTGTAACCTGTTAGTCCTGCAAGATCTATATTAGGGAAATTGTCTCTTCCTTTTTGCCATCCACCATATTCACTTCTTTCATCATTAGTAACAGGTCTATTTATATTATCTTCAAAATTTTCAAATGCTAATTGCATTCGATTTTTAGCATTTGCCTCATTTAAACTAGTTACTGGACGATTAACATAACCCCAAAGTCTTTTATAATATACTAATGTTTCTTGGGCTTGTCTTATTTTAGGCCCTATTGCTTCTCTTAATATTGAAGCTTTATTACGTTCTTCTTCAGTAAAACCAAATTCTTTATCATTTTCATATTTGTCTTTTAAAATTTCAAAACGTTTTTCAGATTGCCAAACTATTTTAATTCTATTTACTAAATATTCACGATATTCTCTATACCCCTTTTTAGAATCAGTTGAATAAAATGCATCTGGATTAAGTTGTCCGTCTTGTAAAGCATTATAATTAAATGAATCTTCAAATGTTGCTAATTCTTCTTCAACATTAGTTTCTGATGCTCCTATATCTTCGGGACCAAAGTCAGGGCCTGGTTTAATTTGTGCAATTACATCTGGAGATACTTTTGTAACTACATCTTCCCAACTATCATCATCTTTATAACCTAAAGCTGATTTTAAATCTTGGAATACTGTAGAACTTACATTACCCGCAATTTTACGTCTAGTTGCTTTATCCATATAATATAAATTATAAGTAGATTCTCTATCCATAAGAATAATTCCATTTCTATAAAATGGATGTTCATCATCTGGTTGGCTTTGGTCTGATAATTTTTGTTCTAAATCAACTATTTTGTCAATTAAACCTTCTATTTCTTCATCTTTACTATCAACATAATCACCTATATAATCTCTACTTTGTTGAAATAATGTAGTATGTGATTGAGTTCCAAGTTTAGGAATATTATAAAATAAATCATTATATAATGTAAAAAGTTGGTTTAGTCTATTTTTTAAATTAGTATTACTTGTAGAATTATTAGAATTACCTAATTCAGAAAATGACATGTTAAACAAGTCATTTGCTGATTGTTTATCATAAACTTTTTTTGTTAATTTTATATTTTCTTGAGCCATTATCTAACTACTTTAAAGTTGTAATTATTGTCAAATATTTCAGTACCATCATCATTTATATGTTTAAATAATATACGGTAGTATCTTTCAGGTTGTAATCCATTTATATATAATTTAAAAAACATTCCTTCATCATCAGCACTTAATTTAGTAAAATTATCATCAAAAGGGATAATTTCTTCTTCTGTATGTGCATCTCTAATACTATAAAATGATGATGTTGTAAAATACCCAGAATCTAAATAATTAGATGACGTAGTAAAAGATCTGTTTGGGTATTTATCTCTTACATGTAATCTAATTAATGTTTCATCGTTTTGATTATATTCTTTTTTATTTCTATATAAAGAAACATTTAATTCACCATTAATTTTAGCTGATGATTGGAATCGGTGAATACTATCATCCCATTTAAAAGTTAATTTAGGAGGGTAAATTGTGTGGGTATCGGCTGAAAAAAATTGAAGGTAACCTTTACTACTTGAAGTATAAGTTTCTATATTATCACTGTATTTTATAAGAAAACCTTCATTTATAAGTTTTTCATTATTTATTTGGTTTACGACTAGAGATACATCTAAATTTAAATCTAATATATCTGCGTTGGAAAATGATTGACTTACAATTAACTTAGTATTAGGTAATATAGGTAATTTTTCATACCAAGTTCCTCCTCCTTCAGAAATAATAGTACTTGATATAGATCCTGTTGAATTAGTAGCGAATTCTGATGTTGTCCAATTTGTTGTACGGATTGAATTATCTCTATATAACCAAGTACAACCATTAGAGGAAGTAGGTAAATTTGAAAACTTACCTGTTCCTTCATCCCATGATTCTGAAACTGGAAAAACTTCTATTACATGATTACTTGATAAATTTTGATGTTCTGTGGAAAATAATTGTAAGTTAGCAAATATTTTATTTTTATTTGCTTTAGAAAATACATTATTAATATCTTCATCTTTAAATTTAATTAAAATTCTTGAAGGATAATAATGAGAATTTAAACTTCCTTTTTCTTTAACAAGTTCAAGAATTTCATCATTACCTGTATTCATTTCGAGTCTATCAGGATGACTGTATATAGTTGAGTCTTTTTCGGGAAATATAGAGTAATATGCCATTTTAGTATGTTGTTACGCGTCCTTTAATGTCTGTATTTGGATATTTTAATTCAAAAATACTAGGATCTAGTGATGGATAAATTACACCTTTTTTTGTAGCTCCATCAAAATCATATTTATATTGTGAATATCCTAATGATAATCCATTTTTATTTTCTAATTCAACTTTTTCTACTGTTTGTACACCTCTAACAGCTGCTATTATATTAGATATTTCGGATATAATAATAGGTTGATTTATTTGCCATTTGTCTATGTTAAAATAATTTTTTAATTCAGCTATACATTCAAGTAAAACTTCTTGGTTATTGTAACTTTTAAATGCAGTAATTTCAAACTCTAATCCAAAATTAATTACAAATGAATCTTTAATATTAATAGCATCTGTTAACATTCTATATTGTTCTAAATAAGTAGCTAAATTAGTTTTAGTTGCTGTATTTAAAGTAGATAAGTTTTTATTTGAATCATATCCTAAAGTATATAAATTTAATGCTAAAGGATTAGGAATACGTTCAGGTTCTGTTAATAATGGTGAAGATTGATCATCTTGTATTATGTAAGCTTTTGCTACTCTACCTAATTTAGGAGGTAAAGATAATGTTCTAATAAGATAATCTTCCTTTGTTACTGCTCTTTGTTGAGCAGAAAAATTAGCCATTGTATTTAATCGAATGTCTTCTACTGAATCACCTGCTCCTCCACCTTTTGCTGCTTCTTTATTAGTAGAAGCTACAGATGATTTAACAAATTTTAACATTGGAGCATTTAGATTAGGTTTATTAGATGAAAATAAAGTTTCAACTTGAGTAATTGTATTTGAATTAACATTTGCTTCTAAACCACCACCAACTAAATATGTTACTGTTAATGTAGTATTAGTAGGTACTTGACCATATGCTCTAGTATATAAAAAATTAGAAGGATCATATGCCTGATTTAATGATGATCTTCCATCTTTAATCCCTAAACCTATATTATCTGGATTAGGGATAATTTCTTCATCTGCTTTATCACTTGTACCCGCACCAAATTGTATTTCTAACTCATTATTAGTTTTAAATCTAGATATAAAACGTCTTGATGATCTTTTTAATTTTAAAAGATAGGGTGTTTGTTGATTATATTGTTGTAATTCTGAATCATTAGCGCCTGTGTTTTCTATTTCTTCAAAAATTGTATCTTGAGCCAAATATGGAACTTCATAATATTCATTCCCTTCACTATCAATTACGGATTCAATTGATATAACATTACTATCAAATAGTGTTAAGGTTTTAAATTGTTCAGGTGCACCTACAGTAAATGTTTGGGTTTTTCTTTCACCTGAAATAGCTTTAGTAGATTTTTTTAATAAATAATATTCTGGATTATTACTACTATCATATTGATATATACTTATGTTTGTAGGTGAAAATGAACTTGAATAACTAAAATCAACTTGGTTACCTATATAAAATATAGGACCTTCTGTAGATTTAAATGATGAAGCTTCATCTATTTTTAAAGCAAAAGTATAATCAGGTGCATAATTAGAGTTTGGTCCTAAAGCAGGAATTAATTGAAAAATTTCTAAATCTGTAGATGCTGCTGTTGTTACTTTAGGTTTATAACCCATAGCATAAGCTAAATTATATAGATTTTCTTTTTCTTGGGCTAAAGTTAAAAATGATTCACGTAATTGTGTATCAGTATAAAATGATAAAACATCACCCACATAAGCAGCCATTTCAAGAAACATCATTCCTGGATTTCCTTCACTAAAATCATTAAAACTATTTGGAAAATACACTTGTGCAAATTCCATTAATTGATTTTTATAAGAATTAAAATCCTTATTAAGATATTTTACATCTTTATCTTGTGTTTTATTTGATACTTTGTTATATGCCATTATTGAAAGGTTGTAGTTAATGCATCTGTTGATCCATCTGTTTTAAATTTATACGATATTGTTAAATATACTCTATGATCATCATCTATTTCTCCTACTTCTGCTGTTATTAATTGAATTTCAGGAATATAAAAATTGATTTGAAAATTAATTTTTTCTTCTAATTCTTCTCTATTAAGATGTTGTTCAAATAAGATTTTCTTTAACCCTACACCAAAATTAGGTTCATTTACACGTTCACCTTTTTCTGTAAGTAATAAATTAATTAGATTACTTTTGACTTGTTCTCTAACTGTTTCAGTACCTTTAAATATGTTAACTTCATCAAGAGGAAAAGCAACCCCAATAGTAACATTTCTATTAATATCTAAAGGGTTAATTCTTCTACTTTGATTGATTATTGCCATTAGGGTCTACTGTTTTTCTTTTTATCTATAGCTCTCATTAATTCACGGTAATCTTTATTTACAACATTAGATACTGCCGTAGGCATTGGTGCTTCTGGTGTTAATGTTGATTCAAGGTTTGTATTTCCTTGAGCTGTTTCATTAAGTAAGTCATTTAAAGTATTGTTTTGTGAAAAATTTTGAGAAATTGATTTACCCATAATTTTTTCTTTTAAAGAAGATTGTACACTTGCAGGAATTGGATTACCCATTCCATTAGCTGTTATATTACGTTGTGTTGGTTGTTCTACAATTGT